CGTGAAGCACAGCGACACCAGGGACATATGAGTCGCGTGGCGTCCGCTTGTCTGGTGGCGCTTGTTTTCTCTGCTCCGGTATCGGGACAGGTTGTCGGGATCGGTGAGTACCGGGACGGTTCCGGCTCTCAGCTAGTCGCGGAAGTGGCCCTAGCTACTGCGCTCGGACCTTTCGCTCCGAATGTGCTTCTGACGTTCGATCTCAGGGGTGACGGGCATCCCGTTGTCCAGCCCCAGATAGGCACCGTCCTGTTCGGTGGGTTCAGTTTGGACGTTGGTGCCAGTGTCGGCCCATCGGACTACACTGCATGGGAGCCGCACTTCGCTGCCACGAACGTAGCGCACTTGATCGGGCCGATTAGGATGGCGGTGACATACGCCTGGCAACCGTGGAACGAGTGGGCTAAGTCATCTGTGGTGAAACTTGAGTTTCCCTTTTGATGACGCCCGAGGCGATTAAGGAGTCGGCCAATGTTAGCTTCAGCCTTAGCTTCTTACTTCAGTTGGTAGGTATCTTGATGGCTGGCGTGTGGGGCTACTCGCAGTTGGACGCACGGATCTCTACAATCTCGAATGCCGCAGTGCAGCACACTGAGGGCATCGCTAGGATTGAGGATTCGATGGAGAAGAATCAGGACGCGCCGATCTCGAGTGACCACATCCAGAACACGAAGCTGAACTGGCTAGAGTCGGTTAACGCGGATGTACTCAAGCGGTTAGATCGCATGGAGATGAGGATCTACGAGATGAGGGAAGGGCGGTGAATTACGAATCGTCGATTGAGGATATGCGAGCAGACCCGACTCTGTTTGTGGAGGGGATACTAGGCGCTGAACCCGATGCGTGGCAGTCTGAGGTGATGGCTGCGGTGGCCGCAGGGAATCGCGGCATCAGCATCCGGTCAGGCCACGGTGTTGGCAAGACGAGCGTTCTTAGCTGGCTCGCGCTCTGGTGGATCGGTACGCATTACCATGCCAAAGTAGTGATTACCGCCCCAACGGCAGCGCAGTTACATGATGCACTGCTGCCCGAAGCGAAAGCCTGGCTAAAACAGTCACCAGCGGCGTTCCGCGACCTGTTCAACGTCAAATCTGACCGCATAGAGTTGATCGCTGACCCCGAGCGCAACTTCATATCTGCGAAGACCAGCCGTGCGGAGCAGCCGGATGCGTTGCAAGGCGTCCACGCCGACCACGTTCTTTTGATCTGCGACGAAGCGAGCGGTGTGCCTGAACAGGTTTACGAGTCTGCCGGTGGCTCCATGTCAGCACACCATGCTACGATGGTCCTGGCAGGGAACCCGATTAGAAGTACGGGCTATTTCTACGACACTTTCCACAAACTTGCTGGCCGGTGGAAAACTTTCCACATATCGTGCGAGAAGTCTGGGCGCGTATCCAGCGAATACATCGAAGAATGCCGACTGCGCTACGGTGAGGAGTCGAACACCTACCGCGTTCGGGTACTCGGAGAGTTTCCCAAGGGCGATGACGATACAGTTATCCCCCAAGAGTTGGTAGCCGACGCGATTAGCCGTGATGTGGAGCCAGTGAAATTTGGGCCGACAGTGTGGGGCGTCGATGTCGCCCGGTTTGGTGCTGATGCGTCTGCACTCTGTAAGCGAAAAGGCAACGCGATCACGGAACCGATCCGCTTGTGGCGGAACCTTGACACCATGCAACTGACTGGCGCGATCAAGGCCGAATACGATTCTAGTCTCGAAAAACCGACCGAGATATTCGTGGACGCTATCGGCCTGGGCGCTGGTGTAGCCGACAGACTGCGTGAACTCGAGTTGCCAGCCTACGCGATCAATGTCAGCGAAAGCCCGGCGATGGGTCACCACTATCTGAATCTTCGCGCCGAACTCTGGTATAAGGCAAAAAGCTGGCTGGAAGGCCGTGATGTGCGGATACCAAAAGACGAATTACTAAAAACTGAATTGACTACCGTGCGCTACACTTATACATCTAGCGGTAGAGTGAAGATCGAATCAAAAGCTGACCTCAAGCGTAGGGGTGTCGCGTCACCTGATAGTGCAGACGCCTTCGTCTTGACGTTTGCGTCGGAGGCCGGGACCGCTATGGGTGGACGTACTGGTAGGAGTATGGCTAAGATTAGGAGAAATTTGGTGGGGGTAGTCTAGGGGGATAGCCCGATGGGATGGTGGTCCTATGGGCTAACTTAAATTCCCACAGCCTTACGCTTCGCCGCTCTACAGGGCCGCGAATGGTGCCCCTAGACGCGCCTGACTAGCATGGGGGCGTAGGATACATCTGAGGAGCTAGGAGCGGGGGAGTCGAACTGCCGAGAGGTTCGCGTCAGTCAGGTCATCGGGTACTCAGTCCGACCCTGGCAGGTCTTGACGCGACCAGAGATAACCCTTATAGGGTGCAATATTAACTTTTCGAGAAGCTAAAATATTGGCCTACATAGACGAAGCTGAAACCGAAGCTGGCGTAGGGATGAGTGAAGCTGACCTGCAAGCGGTTGTCGGTAGCTATATTTCTGACGCGATCCAGTATATCGATGACGATATTAGCCCGGTCAGGGCCGAATCGACCAAGTACTATCGGGGCGATCCGTTCGGTAACGAGGTCGATGGCCGCTCCCAGGTGGTCAGCCGCGATGTGCGCGATTCCGTACAGGCTGTGCTGCCATCGATGATGCGCGTCTTCTTCGGTTCGGAGAAGGTGGTCGAGTTCGTGCCACGCACCGCGAACGACATGGCGATGAGCGAACAGGCGACCGACTACCTGAATTACATCGTCAGGCAAGACAACGACGCGATAGCAATTTTCTACAGCGTGTTCAAGGATGCGCTGATGAATAAGGGCGGGTTCGTTAAGTGGTGGTGGGACGATTCAGTAGAAGTCCAGACGCACAGCTTTGAAGGGCTGGACGAGGGCGCTCTTGGCCTAATTCTCCAAGAGGAGGGTGTTGAGGCCGTTAGCGTCGAGGGCCGTCCCATGACTGGGATCTCGCCGGAACAGATCCAACAGATGGAAGCGCAGGGTCAGCCAACCCCGCAACTCTATGACGTTGAGATTAAACGCAAGCGCAAGCGCAATCAGGTCAAGATCCAAACGATGCCGCCCGAAGAGTTCTTCGTGGATGCGGCTGCTACATCGCTAGACGATGCTATGGTTGTTGGCCATCGCACGATGTCTACCGTTTCTGATCTAGTCGCGCTGGGTTACGACCAAGATATGTTGGACGATCACCTGTCTGACGAATTCGCGTTCACTGATAGCGATGAATATACGGCCCGTTACTCAAACACTGAGATGCCTGGTCCTGTATCTGCGGCTGAACGTAGGCGCGTTCTCTATACGGAGGCGTGGTGCTATATCGACTATGACGGAGACGGGATAGCAGAACTCAGGCGCATCTGCACGGTCGGCAATAACTACGAGATTGTGAACAATGAGGCGGCTGATTCGATTCCGTTCGCAATGTTCAGTTGTGATCCCGAGCCGCACGTTTTCTTCGGCAGCGATATCGCGGACCTAACGAAAGACATCCAGCGCGTCAAGAGCGCGGTCTTGCGTGGGATGCTTGACAGCCTCTCGTTTGCGTTGTACCCAAGGACCGGCGTAGTCGAAGGCATGGTCAACATAGACGATGTCCTTAATCCCGAGGTCGGATCGGTCATTCGGATGCGCCAACCCGGTATGGTACAGCAGTTGGATGTGCCGTTCTTGGGCAAGGACGCCTTCCCAATGATCCAGTACCTGGACAGCATGAAGGAGTCGCGCACCGGCCAGACAGCCGCATCGCAGGGGCTAGACCCCGATGTGATGCAATCGACTACCAAAGCAGCCGTAACCGCCACAATCCGTGGTGCCGAGCAGCATTTGGAACTCATGGCGCGGTTGTTTGCGGACAGTTTCAAGAGAATGTTCAAGGGCGTACTCAAACTCGTTATCACGCATCAGGACAAAGAGCGCATTGTTCGATTGCGCGACGAGTGGGTGCCTATCGATCCCAGAGTATGGGACTCGACTATGGATTGCAGTGTAAATGTCGGGCTAGGGGTGGGCACGACGGACGAACGGTTGGCCGTGCTGAACCAAATTGCAATACGTCAACAGGAAGCACTAGAAAAGCTGGGGCCGAACAATCCTCTGGTCGGGCTGGGACAGATCCGCAATACGCTGTCGAGGATGCTCGAGATC